GCTTAGTCGTATCATAGAAAACACGAATCGATTCGGACTGTGCTGCGATAAGGAAAAGCTTTTCCTCACCGACAAGAAATGGCCTAAACTTGATATTCCTACCAGTTGAGGGAATCGTTGTCTCATAGATGAGATTGGTATTAAGCTTAGGTAATGCCATAACTTAGTCCTCGTCAGCAAGACCCTGGAAGAATGACAGTGTATCATCATCGTCATCGTCACTATCATCTTCAATAGTAACCGAAGCACGAGGAGCTGGTTCTTCACGGGCAACTACACGCTCTGGAGCACGAGATGGAAGTGTTTCTTCTTCAGCCTCGATACACAGAACACGATTGAGTTTAGCCTTCAGCTCAGCATAAGACTTAAACTTATCAGGCGCGATCAAAGATGACAACGGAGTCAGAGAATTGTACATTTCTTCAAGACGCTGGTCATCATCAGACAGAGGACGAGGATCACGGAAGGTGGACTTATCATAATTGACCCATCCATCTACGTTTGTGATTTTGATATGGAAGTCAGCACCATCCCAGAAGTCAAATGGATTAATCGGCTCATCGCCTTCGAAGACAGGATTCATAGCATCCTTAATCTTATCGAAGATCTTAGCGCCAAAGCGGTAGAGGAATACTTTACCATCGTTTTCTGGATTCGCAAAATCCTTTACGACAAGGATATTTGCAACATAATGAAGTCGACGCTTCTGTTTACGAGCAACCTCTTTATCGGCATCGATACCAGAGTTCCAAAGCTTGGAGTTATACTCAGAAACAGGATCGTCCTGACCAATTGTAGTCAGTGACTTTTCTACGTAATACTGACCCGTTGGTCCTTGGAACCAATGATCGTAATACGTAATCCATGGGGTAGTTTCGCCATCTGCGGCAGGGAGAAAACGAATAATCGCTTGGCCATTGCCAGCTTTATCACGTTCAGGTTTCCAATAAAGGTCACTATCATTCGAACCCTTATTGTTAGTTTTCTCGATTGAGGCTTTCAGCTTTTCGAGCTCAGCCATACGAGACTTCTTCATAGAAGCAAAAGACATCTTAATTTTCCTTATAGACTTACGACTTTTAAATATGATTTTGAATGACCTTCACAGTGAGGTCCTTATATTTATCATAGTTCACGTTAAAGAATGCTCCATACTTTGAGATTTTCTTGCGAGTGATTGGCCATAGCAATGTGTCATTGCTACGAGCCTTATTGAGCCAACGGAATACGGTGTTCATGATCACCGCTGACTCGTATGAAATTTCACGCTGATGTATCATTGGAATAATGAGTGGATCAGTTTCATCATAATTTTGAATGAAGAGATGATCAAGCTTGCGGGTCATATCCAATAGCTTTTTCAAATCTTCTTGATAGCCTCGAGTCATATTTTCTCGACGCTTAATATACTCATCAACAACGTTCTCATTCTGAATAATATCGACCACGTATTCGTTGTCTTCGAGTATGTTGGCGACAATAGCTTTCGACCACCGCTCTTTCGTTTGATAGAGCTTTGTTGCCGTATAGAAATAAGAAGCATCATTACGACGGAGGAAGGAATTCTCCGTGACATTTACTCGTCCACCATACTTTTGTATATCGTATGTGTCAGATTTGAAATGTGTAGTGATTGCGACGTATATCTTATACGCCTCGAAAGGTCGAATTGCTATTGCCATATTCTTATTCTATACCAGATTGTGAAGAAAGTAAACTATAAAAATGCAGAAAGAGATGCTTTTGATCCCTTAATCATATTTAGTGCTAAGGCTTCTTCTTCAATCATGCCCTTCAGAGTCGAGTCAATCAATGACTTCACGTCTGATGGATCGATGTTACGTTCTTCGCATACGTCTAGGACGGATTCGATTACGCTAATTTCTTTTTCTCTCTTACGCTTAACGACAAGTTCAGAGAACTGTTTACGCGTAAGGAGCTTTGGTTCTTCTTCGTTTAGAGTGGGTTCCATTCCATTTTTCCTGCTAGCATGACTTTACAATAATCCAAAAAGAACTTTTGCTGGTCAGTCATTAAGAGTTCATATTGATCAAGCTTTCTGATTTTAGTTGCAACAGACTGAGGCGCATGAATATGTTGTTGCAATTCCATCATAAACTTTAGATCTTCTAAGCGAGTTTCAATTTCACCCTTCAGTGGCGCTGTCATCTTCTTCCTCCTCATACCACTCAAAAAACTTATTGCAAAGGAAACAATAGCCTTTTACGATATCATGATCGCATGCATCTTGACACGCTTTCACATTCTCATAGTAGACTCGATACTTTTCTTCAAGATCTTTTCTTGCTCGTTCTTCTTCTTGCATTTTAGCAATTGCTTCTTGAGTTTCTGGACTATCCATCCAAAACCAATAGACCGAAGAACCTCTTGAGTATTCTTTCATTATCTCCACCACATATCAAGACCGATATAGGTCAATGCAAACATTACAAAGGTATGAAAATGAAGCATGAATTGAGATACTGGTACCGCAGCTATAACTTCATCTACGTCTTGAGCTTCATTTTTCTTCATCCACGCTAAGAGCTCAAGATAGTATATTAAGCCTGTTATAAGACGAGTGATGATATGGGCTCCTAGGAGAATGAGTCCGAATACGATGAGGTCTACCATTAGAGTGCCTTTAAGATTATGCAATTTTCATTGAGTCGTGGTGAGGCATTCGCTACCTTCGACTTGATTGCGGTGAATGACTTAAGCAACTTTGTCTTGGCATTTGTTTTCAAGAATTCAGTGAGTTGCTCTTCTGGCTTACGTAATGTTTTGGCTTCGCCTTTGGTAACATTCTTCAACGTAGAACCAGACACTTCAAACCCACCGGACGAATAATACCAAATGAGTTTACGATACTTGGTATTAAAGACAAGCAAATCGTTCGCACCTACGATCTTCTCAGGATGAACAGAAGTAGCTTTATATTCGCTTGACTCTTTTTGGAACTTGAGGTCACGGACCTGACGAACCGCCGGTGTAGCCTTCTTCATTCGAATTTTTGGAGCACGCTTTGGTTGGACAAGAGCACGTTCAAGGTCAGCAAGCAATGCTTCATATGCCTTAAGGATTTTCTTGTACTTACGTGGACCATAATCCTCTTTACCATGGTTCGTTACCTCGGCAATGCGAGACTCGATCCATGGCTGAACATAGTGTATGAGGATTTTACGAGCAGTGCCATTGATCTTAATACGATCATAGAGATTGAACTCAGGTGCATCGCCCGTTTCCATAATAACATCTTCGAAGTCGTATTCAAGCTCATAAAGAATTGGATCTTGATCATCAAACTTCTTAGGCTTAGTTGGTACTACAACCTTCGCTTCAGCATCACGCTGTGCTTTGAGTGCTTTACCATCAATAAGAATCTGCTTCATATAAGCATCGATCTTATCCTGTTCACGCTTATTCAATGGCATACCACGCTGAGAAAGACGAATGAGCGCTACCGTACTTGACGAATAGAACTCTACGGGTACGATATTGATATAAGCAAGCTTTTCTTTTTTCCAGCCAATTGACTTAGCATAAGCATTCAGAACTGGACGATAGTCTTTCTTGGCATCATACATATAGTTGTACCAATTAAAAGCTCGAGCGACCTTCATTTTACGATCAAACTCAGAAAGCTCAGACCAGTCAATATCTGTGAAGTCTGGCTCATCACCAATATATTTAGTGTCATACTTGCGAGAAAGACTTGAGCGTACGGGCTTCTTAACTTTTTTCTTCAATGGCATCTATTTCCTCATTTCTGATTTGATATATAGATTCTACACTAAAATGGGAGGAAAGTAAACTAAAAAATGCATATATTACACATTTGTAATCTTAGTACGTCATGTAATAGTGCTGACCAACGAGCGTACGGCTTGAGGATTTCGTCCAATATGGTTCAACGTATGTGGCGTGATAGTGATTGGCATTGCCAACTTTATTTTCTACGTAATTGTAGAATGTCATATAAGCAATCCACTGACTCTTTTGCCATGCCTCAGCTTCACGTGGAAAGTCGCTTAAACCATCATGAGTCCATGAGAATTGCCGATAGTCCCATACTACATCACATAGATCGTTAGGCCATCTCCAATCGTCAACACGGTTCTTCACGACATTCGCTACCGCAATTTGATCTGAGGTAGTCGAGCCACGAGCTTCGTGGTAAATGTTAATTGCAAGGCAAAGTAATTCTTCACGACGACCATCATCATAAAAGATTTCGTCGATAATGTCTGTCTCTTCGATCAGACGTGCGTTAAGGTCATTATAAGGTGGGTCGAACGTTATTTGATCAACTGTATCTTCAACATAACTTATCTCTATAACTTCTTCACTCATCTGTACTGATTGATATTCAGGAGGACTTGGCCAAAGAAGTGTAATAAGCAACATACTCATAAGATAGAAAGGAACTGCGAGAATATATGGAAGAAGATATGGAATACGCATGACTAAAACTGCGTTAACCAGAAACCAACCAAGACTGCGGAGACCGCAAAAACCATATCAACCCATTCATCAACATCAATATCCAACATTCTTCTTGTTCCTTTATTAAGTGATGTTATGATAATCGATGTGGTTCTGATAAACATGAAATAACCAAACATCATAAACATAAAACCGGCATAGTCAAGAAAGAAGTCTAGAATTGCGTACATTATTCTTCAAGTCCTTTTACATAACGAACACTACCATTTTCGAAGTGTGCGGTCAATACTTCATGGCGATTGACTCCAACACTATTATAAGAACAATGGACCCAACCAGAGTTTGGAATAAACTTCTTATGGCCTTCGAGAATAAGCTGATCAAAAACCAAATTTTCTTGGATCCATTTAGCAACCGTAAAGTTTGATACACCCGCAACCTCAAAGTCTGCGGCCATACCTTTCATGTGCTGAGACTTATGCGAACCACCAATCTTACGATTAAGCTCAGGTGAACGATAACCAGACGTGACAGTTGTTGGACCAAACTCATTTCGTACTGGTTGAAGCACATTAATCGCAAGCGCTTTAATCTGAGGAATAAGAATATTTGGAACTGAGTTATCAATACCATGACGTGTTGCGGTCTGAGATTTCTCAAACTCTTGCAACCAGAAGTTAGCTGTGAGTTTCATTATGCTTTCCTAAAAATATCATCGCGCATCATACGATCAATATGGTCATAACCAAATTCATCTTTCATCCAATCTCTAAGCATCTGTGAACCATTAAGGTCACCGCCCATTCCATGGATAAGACCTTTGTTTTCGAGGACAATGATTGGATTATGTTTACGGATGGTGTTAGTGGCGCCAATTAATGCTTCAACTTCAAA